CTTCACAAGATGATCATTACTATAAATTTATTCTTGAAGAGATTTGTGGTGGTATTACCCATAAAGAATTTGTGGCCAGTCTTGAGCCAGGTCGAAGTGTTAATCCCCAATTGTATATAGAGAAACACAGTGATTATACTAAAGTTGCTGATTGGTTAATAAAGAATGGTAATCCAAAGGCTGCAGATAAAGCATTGAGAAATGCAGAGAAAATTGCTGGTGGTGGTAACCTTATGAGACGTACCAGTGAAATCCCATCTGATTATACAGGTGCTTTCGTTGGACATCTTCCTATGCGCGTAACACACCCTGATGAAGATCGATACTTAACATATCGTGAAGCTATGGAGTTTATGAAGTTGCCTAGAGACTTTAATATCATTAGCCCTAAGAAGAATCTTAATCATATCTGTCAGAATGTACCTCTCACGACAGCAGCTGATATGGCAACTAATATTAAACGGTATTTAGAAGGGACATGTGAAATGATTAGAGATGATTATCTTATTCAAGACAATAAATCTAAGAAGCTAGTTATGACAAATAGGTCAAGTTCTTTAGAAGAATTTTTAAAATAACGGTGTACATTTACCGCGTTTTGTGTTATAATAGATCTATCAAGTAGAAAAAAGGAGAAATATATGAGTATAATGGATAAACTCAAGAAGAATAGTAGAATTAAGGAATCGGCAATCCTTAACAAATCTAAGCTATTCACTAATCAGGATATGGTACCTACACCAGTTCCGATGATTAACGTAGCATTGTCCGGTGATCCCGATGGTGGATTAACATCAGGCCTAACTGTACTTGCCGGACCATCGAAGCACTTCAAAACTTCGTTTGGTTTGTTAATGGCTGCAGCTTATCTTAAGAAACATGATGATGCTATTATGTTATTCTATGATTCAGAGTTCGGCTCACCACAATCATACTTTGAAAGTTTCGGTATTGACACTGGTAGAGTATTACATACACCAATCACTGACGTTGAAGAGCTAAAGTTTGATGTGGTAAATCAGTTAGAAGCTATCGAGAAAGAAGATAAAGTTATTATTGTTATTGACTCTATTGGTAACCTTGCATCTAAGAAAGAAATGGAAGATGCTAAGAATGAGAAGAGTGTTGCTGACATGTCACGTGCTAAAGCCTTGAAAGGTTTGTTTAGAATGTGTACACCATATCTTTCAATGAGAGATATTCCAATGCTTGCAATCAATCATACCTACCAAACAATGGAGATGTTCTCTAAAGCTGTTGTGTCTGGTGGAACTGGAATTTACTATAGTGCTGATAACATTTGGATCATTGGTAGACAACAAGAGAAAGAAGGTAAGGACATTAAAGGTTATAACTTTATTGTTAATGTTGAAAAGTCTCGATTCGTTAAAGAGAAGAGCAAGATTCCTATTGGTGTAACTTGGGAAGGTGGTATTGATCGATACACTGGTTTATTAGATGCTGCTATTGAAGGTGGATTTGTTGTTAAGCCTACGATGGGTTGGTATTCAAAAGTGAACACCGCAACCGGTGAAGTCTCCGAAGATAAGTTAAGAGCTAAAGCATTAGATGGCGAGTTCTGGGAACCTATCCTTAAAGATCAAGCCTTCAAAGACTTCTTAAAGAATAAGTATGAAATCGGTCATGCCACTATGATTAAAGGTGATATCTCTGAATGAATTTAGAAACATTAATATTACGTAACTTAATTCAAGATGAAAATTATACTAGAACAGTAATACCTCATATCAAGCCAAAATACTTTAATGGTCCTCATAAGATTTTATTCAATGAGATTGTTAAGTTTGTTACTGAATATAGTAAAATGCCTAACGTTGAAGCACTTAATGTTGAGCTTCAGAAGAATGGTAATATCCATCAAGATGAAATCGGTGAAGTGTTTGCTATCGCTAATGATTTGGATAAAGTGATTGAAGATACTAATGCAGAATGGTTAACGAAACAAACTGAGAAGTGGTGTCAAGATAGATCTATTTACCTTGCCATTATGGAATCTATTGATATTATTGATGGTAAGCATGACACACTTCAAAACAATGCATTGCCTGAATTATTAAGTGATGCATTAGGTGTTTCATTTGATACTAACATTGGCCATGACTATATTGATAACTCCGATGATCGCTATGAGTTTTATCATAGAGAGGAAGAACATTTACCGTTTGACTTAGAGATGTTTAATAAGATCACTAAAGGTGGACTTGTTAACAAGAGTTTGAATATTGCCCTTGCAGGCACAGGTGTAGGTAAGTCTTTGTTTATGTGTCATGTAGCTGCAGGTGCTTTAACACAGATGAAAAATGTGTTATACATATCTATGGAAATGTCCGAAGAAAGAGTTGCTGAACGTATTGATGCTAATCTGATGAATGTACCTATTGACCAGTTAGAGAACTTAAGTAAAGATATGTTCGATAAGAAGTTACATAAGATTGCTAACGGTGGTATTGGTAAGTTGATTGTTAAAGAATATCCTACAGGTGCTGCTAATGCTTCTCACTTCAGAGCCTTACTTAATGAGTTGAAGTTAAAGAAGGACTTCATACCAGATTTGATTTGTGTTGATTATCTAAACATTTGTTCTAGTAGTAGAATGAAAGCTGACGGTGCTGGTGGGTCATATCAATATGTTAAAGCCATTGCTGAAGAGCTACGTGGCTTGGCTATTGAGAATAACCTACCTATACTATCCGCGACTCAAACAACACGCGGTGGTTATGGTAATTCAGATGTAGGACTTGAAGATACTTCGGAATCATTTGGTCTACCAGCAACGGCAGATCTAATGTTTGCTTTAATCTCTACTGAAGAGTTGGAGAATCTAAATCAAATAATGGTGAAGCAATTAAAGAATAGATATAACGATCCAACAGGAGCTACAAAGAAATTTGTCGTTGGAATTGATCGAGCTAAGATGAGATTGTATGATGTCGAAGACTCTGCACAATCGTTAAATTTGGGTACTGTTCAAGCAAGTACCACTAACAACTTTGAAGGATTTACAGTATAATGAAAAGAACAAATAATATAAAAACAGTAGATAAGGTAGCAACACCAGTAACACACACCACAAGAACAAAAGCAACGTTAGTGAGTTATTCAACACCGTCAGAAGAGTTTAAAGAAGAAGGTTTGGATGATGTAAAAGACTTAGTTGCATACTGTGCTAGAGTAAGTAATCCATCCAACCAGCTTAATAAAGAGACCGCTGATAAGTTAATTGGGTACTTGATTAAACACCAACATTGGTCTCCATTAGAGATGGTAAGTGCTTGTATTGAAATTGAAACTACAAGAGATATTGCACGTCAAATCCTAAGACATAGATCATTTTCTTTCCAAGAGTTCTCTCAACGATATGCCGATCCTACTAAGGACCTATCATTTATGTTAAGAGAAGCTAGGTTACAAGATACTAAGAATAGACAGAACTCTATTGAAAATAACAATGAAGTATTAAGTGCTATGTGGAGAATCAAACAAGAGAACGTTATTAAAAATGCACTTAGCGCTTATAATTGGGCTATTGAGAATGGTATTGCTAAAGAACAAGCCAG